GATTCACCTACGGTTGGTAGGAAGACGTCAAGGATACTGAAAGTAGCAGCAGCAGAAAGAGCTAGAATAACAATTTCTTCTAGATTCAATGACTTCTTAGGAATGACAATACTGACAACAGCAATGACAAGACCCATTACTAAATACTTGATGATGCGTTTAATTAGTTCGGCTAAATCGAAACCCATGGAGATTCTATATATATTTATCCAACAAAAAAATAAATATATAATCATCAAAAACACTTAAACGTTGTTTTCCTAAATTATTATAGAATGTCATCCTTCGAACGAAAAGTATTAGAAAACGGACAACCAAATCCTAAATACATTGATTTATGTGACGAAGACCAGCCCCTTGCCGGACAAAAATTCGCATGTTTATCGTTCGTTTCCCCTGAAAAAATCCTGAAAAAACGTGAGATATTCATATTTGATCAATTCATCAAACAATGGGATTTCACTAAATCTCTTGCTAAATTCTTCGACTTCCTCCATTTCATAGCATACAAATACAATTTAAAAATCGATGATATTGTCGCAGATTTCAACGAGTTTGCTAAAGAAGAAGATACCAAGCTCAAGGAAAATTCCACCGAAGACGATTACAAAAACTTCCTCGACAAAAAAGAGGACGATTTGAATGCACAATTCCAGCGCGAACATGCATTTCAAACTTCCACCCGTGGATTAAAGGTCCGTGGTGTATATCCAACTCAAGAAGAAGCCGAGATGCGCTGCAAGAAACTCCGCGAGCTCGATCCTAACCACGATATCTATGTAGGTCCAGTCGGTATGTGGATACCGTGGGACCCAGATGCTTACAAAACCGGCCGTGTAGAGTTCATGGAAGAGGAGCTCAATCAATTACACAAAGAAAAAATGAAGAACGAGGAACGTGCTAAACAAGAGTTCCAGGCACGTATCAAAGAAACCAAGAAGAAGGCGATTGAAGAAAACATCAAACTCGCCGAGAAAACCGGAAATGTATTAACACAAACCATGGATGAAGAGGGAAATCTGATAGGTGTCAAAGAAACTGTTGACTTTGATAGTCGCGAGGTTGCTAACACCGAAACCACAAGTATTCGCAATGAATTATTGAGGTCAACCGTCGAAAATGAGAAGGCCAGTGAATAAACGCCACTGGTCTATATATTCATATTATTGACGCTATGAATAATGTCATTCACCGAGTTGATTAGTATACCAGTAGGGTAATTTGCTTGCACTTGATTCAGCAAATTGTATAACGAACGAATGAGTAATAGTTTGTTTAGGGATGGACCTGGAGGTGTTGCCGACAAATGGACAATTGGTATGTAATTGTTGAGCGAGCAATCGGGGTATGACATTTCCGACGATGGTTCTTCGGCTGATAATTTTTTTCCAGTGTATTTTTGAACAATAGATGGTATGTTCACGTGAATGTGTTTCGGAACATATGTTTTTCTAGTAGGAGAAGGCATCGGGGCCGGTGCTAATGGCATTAACGGTAATACGTTTTCTTCATATTTTCCCGAGTAATTTCCAGGCGGAGAGGTGTTCATAGTAACATCCACTGCATTTGTTGCAGTATTTATGGAAAATCCCATTCCAAAATGAGTGCTGGATTTCCATACTAGACACGTGAAATGACCGGTTGCGTGGGAAAATCCCGGATTTTTGAAATCATACAGTTTGATTTCGTCATACCACAAATCGATGGCTTTTTTTATGAGACCCATCGTGTCGCTTCCATAACCCTGGAAATAGGCGAGATTTTCACCATACATATTATTTCCACTGTGTTTGAATTCATCGTTTGACACCAAATAGTAAGACCATTGTTGCGAAAATTGTGCAATAGTTGTGTCCCATATTAGTGGTGGTGCTTGATTTTTAGCGCGATATGCATTGACGTAATTTGTTATTTCGGCGATCTGGTCGCTTGTGAGAACCGGTTGTTGAATGTTGCTCATTATATAATTTTGCAAATTATATAAAGCATATGCAGATATTTTTGACTAAACGTGGTGTGGTATAACTGCATATTGAATCACAAGTGTAGTCGATATAATACATTTTCGGTAAACCATTCACAAAAACGTGTTATAGGTTACCATTTCGATTTTTTCACATTGATCGCCTGACCCGTTTTCTTCTTTGATTTACTGGGGTCGTAGGCTTCGTCTTCATCGTCGGACCCCATGGATTTCGATATTTCCCAGAATTCTTTCGAACCCAGTTTGAAATCCGGTTTTTGTTCGGCTTTATACCAGAATATTTGGTCCTGGAGTTTGTTCGATTTTGCGTTGTTGTTGATAACCAGGCATTCGTAATTTTCGGTGGTTTGGTCCATGACGGCTGAAAATGCTTCGAGTGTAGGAAACATGGATGCATAATTTTCCCATATACGTTTGCGATTGGTCAAATAAGGTTCTCTCAATATGAAAACGTAATCGATGTTCGTGCGCAGATTCGGTGGAATACCTAGCGGATATTGCATAGTAATAATCAACATCAGTTTCCAGTGACGACCGTTCATGAAAAGCAATCGCATCATTTTGTCACGTGTCCACGACTGGTCATACAAACAATCATCCAGAATAACGAATGCGCGTGGGTCAATCGTCGAACGCTTATACATTTCGACCTCTCGGTTCACCTGTTTTAGCACGGCACGCTGACGTTTCAAAACGTTCTCAATCAACACCGTATTGTATTCTTCGTGGATGAACAATTTAGGAACAATGGCGGAATAAAATCCGTTTCCGGCTTCCGTTCCCGACATGACTGTGCCGATGGGTATATCTTGATGGTAATACAATAAGTCTCTAACCAAATAGGATTTACCAGTATCACGACGTCCAATCATAACAATCACCGGCCCCTTATTTTCATCCGGTTTGAAAGTGATGGTTTTCATATCAAATTTTCGAAGTTCAAGCGACATTCCCTAAATTTACTATAAGGATATATATTTTATCACCGTGATATACGTATTGATTAGTTTGAATGGTCCCCTTTTTATGTTATTGACTAGATATACAAAAGGTTATCTATGACACATAATTTAGGAAAAACGAAATTCCAGATAGATTACCACAAAGAAAATGTCATTGAAAATTTAGAAACGTTGAATTATCAATATGAATATTCGACCAGCGACGAATCAATCGGATTCAAACCGTTTGCCATTCAAAAAATGCAAAATTACAATCCGATTTATTCCCATTTTTTCGATATGAATCAGGAGAATCATGAACGTCTCTGTTTGAAACATCGCAACCGTATCATTGATTTACATACCGTGATGGACACTGAAAATGTGATGGTCCATCCTAGTCCTAGTTTTATCAAGTTCTCGCCTTTATTGGACCCCGTGAAATACATGATTGGTAAATACGATGTCTCAAATGATGCATTGAGAACATTGCCACAGGCGAATGGCAATAATTTGGACGTTTTTCCTAAATTAGTAGATTATAACAATGCTGCCTACATCGACGGGTTCTTCAGTTTTCTGACCAGTCAAATGATGGAACATCATGGAGTAATACATGGTCTTGATTACTATGGCTCGTATTTAGGTGTTCAAGACAAATACAAAATGAACGTGGCCGACGACATTGAATATATCAGCGCTTCTGATTATTTTCACAAGAATTTAGGAAAACATTTCTTGATTTCCGATAAAAACTATATGGAATATTCGTCTACCGGAGCAGGTTCTCGTGCAAACAAAAATAAATTGCATGTTTCTTCTTTGAAAGCCGACGTTGATTTAGGCGAAATAGTATTAGATGCCTTAGAAATATTGGAGAGTGATGTTGATTTAGATGTGCATGAAATAGTATACGAAAAATGCGAGAATGCCGAAGACGCCGACGATGCCGACGATGCTGATTATTGTCCTTCTGAATCAGAATCCGATACCTCGGACAGTGAAATCGAACACAGCGAATCCGAAGAGGCAGAAGATGCAGACGATTCAGAAGAATCCGGTGAATCCAGTGAATCTGAGGATAGTCAATCATCGGAAGCAGAAGAGGAATCCGACGGTGAATCCGAACAACGTGAATTGTTTGCCTATATCCATAATTTCCCCGTTCAAATGATTTGTTTAGAAAAATGCAAAGGAACAATGGACAGTTTATTTGAAGCAGGGTTCATTAACGAAACCACCGGCGCAGCGGCGCTTATGCAGATTATCATGACTCTAGTAATATATCAAAAATCATTTTCATTTACGCATAACGACTTACATACAAACAACATTATGTATATAGATACCGACATTGAATATTTGTATTATATGTTCGAGGGAAAAACCTATCGCGTTCCCACCTATGGAAAAATCTTCAAAATCATCGATTTCGGTCGCGGAATTTATAAATTCAACGGAAAGCAGTTTTGCAGTGATAGTTTTGCTCCTGGTGGAGACGCTGCCACGCAATATAATTGCGAGCCTTACATGAATGAAAATAAACCCAGATTAGAACCTAATCCGTCGTTTGATTTATGCAGACTCGCTTGCTCTATTTACGATTTTGTAATTGACGATGAGGAGAAGATAGATCACATGGACGATTTTCAAAAAGTGGTTTTGAAATGGTGCACAGACGACCACGGTAAGAATGTTTTGTATAAACGAAACGGGGAAGAACGTTATCCTAATTTCAAATTGTATAAAATGATTGCGAGAACCGTCCATAATAGTATTCCTAAAGAACAACTGGCGCTTCCATTATTTAGTCAATTTTTAGTGGATTCTGCGGATACCGCGGATACCGATATTGTTGTTATGAACGTCGATGACATACCAGTTTACGTTTGATAAAAATACAAATCGAATTTTTTGTATTTTTACATTTTTGCAACACATGCGTTATTAAGACAATCTTCGCCTTCATCGCATGGAGTTGTTGCACTGCATTCATTACCTACAAGACCCTCCTTTTTGGATGGTACTAAACTACTCATCAACATCATATGTAATTGTGATACAAGTCCAGTGGTAAAGAATAATAATAAGCCGAAAACGACGGCATGAACGGCGGCAACGACCTTAGTGCTTCCTTTTTTAGGAAGTCTTAGTAGAACGTTAGGTGATAATATAAAAAACAAAATAGCGGCGTACAAAGCAACAACGAAATTCATTGTATACTCTAAGTTTATATTTTATTTCATGTATATGTTCAGATATTGTCGACGAAGATTCGCATTATACTTTTGCACATTTATTCTCAATACATAGCTCTCCTCCCTCACAGGTGTCATTCTCTACACATTGGTCACCAGGAAGACCTTCTTTTACGGGTGGCATCGTATTACTCATCATCATAGATAATTGTGATACAAGTCCACTAGTAAAGAATAATACTAACCCGAAAATGACGGCGTGAACGGCAGCAACAACCTTAACACTTCCCTTTTTAGGAAGTCTTAGTAGAACGTTAGGTGATAATATAAAAAACAAAATAGCGGCGTATAAAGCAACAACGAAATTCATTGTATATCGTATACATATATTTTTCTAGGCTCATAGTTGAAACACATTTTTGTTTACTAAATGTTCTTGTAACCGAGTTTTTACGGATGGTATCACATTGCACAAATCCCCCTCTTGGTTTCTGATAATTTCAACGGAATTATACCAGTATGTCGTGTTCTCATTGGACCATCTCCATTCCGAATATTTTCCCAGTAACAACCATGTTTTTACATTAAGAGCACCCGCAAAATGAACAATATACGTATCGATGGTTATCAATAAATCAATGTTTTTTAATATATGCACGGTATCCACGAACGGTGCTTGTTCATCAATATCATAGAAGTGTATACCAGTGTTGTCTGCCAGTTTTTCGATATCCGCAGTGATTTCCGATTTTTTATGAATACAAATAAGATCCACGTCTAAATCACTTAATTGCAAAAATTCGGAAAGTGGTATGTATTTCTCAATAAACGAACTTAACAAACCATTATAAGTAAATCCCACGCGGAATTTTCGCAATGGTGATAATTTTTGTCTCCATTCCGCGGTTTTATAAGCGTCTATTTTAATATGATCATACGTATTGGGTGCAATAGTATCTAATTTTAACAAATGTGGTAGAGACATGATATAGGCTTTGTAATCAAAATTCAAATGAGGCAAATTGAGCACGATTTCTATGTTGGAAACGCCGTGTGCAGTATTGTTTAATAAATGCGCAATTGTGTTTTTGCAGAAATAGGTGATTTTCATATGGGGGTTTTGTTGAGCCAACTGAATGACGAACCGGAAATATTGGATATTATCACCGATACCTTGTTCATATATCAACAATAAATGGTTGCATTCTGTCGTTCCGTTCCAGTTCATGATTTGAGGTAATTCCAGGCGTTCAACCAGACCCGTTTGCGGATTAATATTGTTTTCTTTCAATCGGAATTCATAATAATGAAACCCCGTTTTGAAATCGCGTTTTCCTAAATAAGGGAATGCAATATTATACCCATGCTTGAAACTGTTCTCGATCGTTTTTATTTTTCGATAGAATTCGATGGAACGGTCATATTGTTTGTAATAATAATATAATTCGGCTAACCCTGATTTATTATCATCGTGCCATGGTTCTAAATTATAGGCTAATACGCAATGTTTTTCCGCTTTTTTGAACAATTTCAATTTAATATAGCACATGGCTATATTACGGTATACGTCGCCGATCTTTTTGATTTCAATTACTTTTTTAAAAAAAGTAATCGCCTTATTGTAATTGGCTAAACAAAAGTAACATACCCCGATTTGATTCAATATAACACCATTGTTCGGTTCATATTTCAAAATATTCATATAACACTCGTCGATGGCTTGTTGAAACATACGTTGTTGTTCGTATATTCCGCCTAAACTTGTGTAGTTTTCCATGAGAGTTGGATTTCGTTGAATTTTTTCTTTGAGCAAATCGATCGTGTTTTGCATATCGTATTAACAATATTTCTCATAACTTTTTATATCAATTAATTCCGAATTGAATATTGCATTGATTTCGGTTTTGATTGCACTACGCTCGTCGTTTTTTTTATATACGCTTCTAGCCAATTCAATGAATTCACGGTCAAACTGCCTAGCACGCTCCTTTCCGCGTATTTTGTCTTCTATGTCCCATAATTCGGCATTTATGTTTCTCAATTGTTCAACGAGTCTTGTTTCGGTTGGCGGAAACGTCGTTATATCCATCATGGCATCTTGTAAATACATCATTTCTTTTTCCATCATGGCCTGTTTGGTGGGATCGGCAATTTTTTCATGTTTGATTGATAAAATCGTGAATTTGTCATATAATTCACCCACGGAAACGGGTATTATTATTCGTTGCATGGATGAATATTGATATTTGTGTTATAGGTTTATGTTGTTTATAGTCCGATTATTGAATCGATTTGAATATATATTTATACGAATTCGTAGGCGCAAATCCGTTGAATGCACTTGCAGCGGCAATCGTATATGCCCCGATTTTTTCAACATACACGCATTCGCCGATGGCTAGGTCGGGTAACATGATGTTCTCGGTTATCACGTCGATGGAATCACATGTTATACCGAATATTCGACTGCGTTCTAATTTACCATCGCGCTCATTGAATGGCGGAATAACCGGGTCATAGTGGTCATTTTGTATGCAATTGAAACTACCATAGACGCTTTCGTTCAAATAATACATGTTTATTTTTTCACCCGTGGTCTCATCCAATATTTTTTTCTTACCGATGACGTTGAGAACTAGGGTATGACTACCCTGGGCGAAATACCTGCCTGGTTCAGCAATGAATTCTATGGCACCTTTTTCCATTTCCTCGGCAAAAAAATCGCGGATACCACGGTTGACTGCATGGGCGATGGTTTCGAATTTCACGTCGATATTGTCCGAACCTGGGAATCCGCCGCCAATGTCTATTAGCGAGACATTGATTCCTAGTTTGGTTGCCATGTCCGCGGCAATTCGGCATGTTTTCAGGGCATCGTAAAAAGAATCGGCTGATGAACATGCACTGCCTACATGGAACGAAAATCCGATGACGT